GAGAGCCGATTTTATTGCCAGGAACCGCTTCCTCAAGAATGTTATCTAAAGCAGTTCGTGCGCTCAGTGTCTCTCGACTGGATATTCAAAATGAATTAGCAATGGCATCAAGCTTTTATGGGTTGTACACCGAAAAATCAGTGCTCTTCGGTAAGTATTAGCTGAATAGACCATTGGTGTTTTAGGTGGGTCCGGTCATTTTTATGGCTTGATTATTGTTGCCAAGTTCTGATGCGGTTGTTTTTTCCATCTCTGGTTAAAGTGGCGAAAGTATCGGTTAAAAACTTACTCTAACGGTTTACTGAACAAGTTTGCGCGACATAAAAATACGCTTCTCCATCAGTTGACCAATCCGTGATAGAGCTCATCGGTATTAGGCTCGTCGGACTGTTTGGTGGACTTCTGTTTGGCTTCGAAGAGGTCAGGAGCGTTCTCCAGTACTTCACGCTCCAGGTACTGACCATGGCTGGATGAGGCTGGAAACGGGCAGCCGTCTCGGATGTTATTTAGTCCCCTTTGACATTTTAAAGGGCGGGAATACCTACAAAATGTAGAGGCTTGATGTGACAAAACACGTTGACAATAAATCTAGATTCCATGAGCTCTGTGGATATGTCATATGCTATGTCACAAACGGGTATCACATAAGTAACTAATGTAGGCAGTGATCGGGGGAACTTTACCGGGTGTCCAAGTAGTCACGTGATGCTAGTTGCTTTAGCGACCTCCATGGCGTAGCTGATCGCGGTTACTTTAAGAGACGGAAAATTCTTGCTTGCCACGATGCCGGTTTAACGTCTTATTTCCCTAAGCCAAGAACCTCGCCTAACAAGCTACATTGCTATTGGTGCTCGGCCTATCAGTGTTGCTCAATGAAAACGCAATGCACCACGGGCACCTATAGGCGTATCAAAAGCTGGGAACACTAGGATAAACTGGAGGTGGTAAAATCTCTACTGGACCGGACGCCGAACATGATGCGCCTCCGTCGTCAGAATGTCGAGCACCCCTTTGGCAAGTTGAAAGCGTGCATGGGAATAACGCACTTCATGTCCAAGAGCCTTAAGAACGTCAGCACGGAAATGAGCCTTCAGGTGCTTGCTTACAACATGAAACGCCTCATGAATATTCTCGGTACTGGGGGGTGATCCAAGCAATGCAACCATAGAGTTGCTGAGCTTGGCGCTACTGCGCTTGTAGAATCTGGTAAGGCTCTTTAGTAGAGGCTTCTTAGACTTTTATATCGATCAACGTAGATGTTGGTTTAATTATTGAGGACGTTGTGAACCTATCTAGCTGACCGTTAATGGCGCAATTGCGGTTGTATACTGTAATCCCCAACTGGTTTTTTTGTTTTCACACAGCCTCGCCCGATAGCTGATATAAAAAAGAAAGAAAACATCCCAACTTGGACCCGCCCAGGCGGGCGGATCCAAGTTGCTCTCCATTTCCGCTACAAATATCCCATTTCTGCAAACGACTTACACCCCTCGCTTCCTACCACCACATGATCAATCACCCGAATGTCCATCAGCCCCAGGGCTTCCTTGAGTTGCTGGGTGATTCGCCTATCCGAATCGCTTGGTTCGGGGTCACCGCTTGGATGGTTATGTACGAGGATGACCGCCGCGGCGTTGTAGGTGAGGGCAGCTTTGAGCACTTCCCGGGGGTAGACGCTGGATGTATCGATGGTACCCCGAAACATTTCCTCGAAGCATATGACACGGTGCTGAGTGTCGAGAAACAGAACGCTGAACACCTCGTGCTCGTAGTCCTGGAGTAGTAGCCGCAAGTGCTCGAACGCTTGCGATGGCTGAGTGATCTTGCAGCCTCTGGCAAGTTTGCGACGTGCAAAGCCTTTGGCGAGGTTGATGATGTCAGCTTCGGTAACCGGTTCTACGACTTGGTAAGTGCCTGCCACTTCACCGGCCTTGAGTTTACTTTTCGTCATGGTTGTCTCCAAAAAAGAAAACGCCGAGGTGGTGGCCCCGGCGTCTATGTCGTTATGTGATATATGGTTCGTCGATGATGAGGTGGGTTCATGCCACCATCACTTGGCTGATACGCCGCTCCATTTCTTCGTGGAAGGCCTCGACGCGCTCGGCAATGGTGCGGATCATGATGTCGTCGCGGTAGGCGCGCTTGATAAACAGCGGCATGCCCGGCCAATAGCTGACAAAGTCGATCCATTCCCGCTCGCTGACCCATAAGCCGCCCTGGCATTGTGGTATATGTTCCTCCGGTATTTCTCCCTTCAGCAGCACCTCGATCTGGAACTTGGGCAGTTTGGTTTTGATTTCCAGCAGCCCGTTAGCGCCCACCAGGCTGTCGGGCGAATAGCCCACGTCATGATTGAGGATGATGCCCACTTCCTGCGGGCTCGGCTCGCCGGATGCATTGACGTAGAGTGAACGGGCCACCCCTTCCAGTTCATGACCACGCCGGGTATGGGCATTGCCTTGAAATGGCTCGGCCAATTCACCGGTCATCCGTTCGCCCATCAATTGATGCATGTAGGTAATGGCCCCGGCACCGAATCCACCAGGGCCCTTGCCGTTGACCAGCAAGGTCTTGAGCTCCGACATGGTGACGCGCCCCAGGCGCGCCGCCAGCCACTCGGGAGAGCCTTGCGCCATGTTGAGAATCTGCATGGTCGCCTCCTTGGGTTAGATAGGGGGAAATGCCGGTTACTTATTGGCCCGTTTGGTGAGGGACGCTCGCAGCTTGTCGAAGTCGCTATAGGGCACCTGCACTGCAGCCCCGTACTTGCCGCTGAACCATTCCTGGGTCGTCGCTGGGCACTGGCTGATCAGCCGCTGGATCTGTCCCGCCTGAAACGCCGTCACTGTCTTGATGCCCGCTTTGGTACTGGCATTGCCGTTATCGTCCTGGCCGCGGGTGGTGATATTGAGCAGCGCGCACAGCACGTAACGCTTGCCGTAGCTTGTCGAGGAACCAAACGCCTGTACCGCATTCTTGTTACCGCTGATATCGGCGGGCAGCAGCATGCTGGTTTCTTCACGGTGACCGTCCTTGTGCATCAGAACACCGGTGATCTGGATACCACGCTCCTGCGTCTGAATACGAAAGCTCACCGCAAAGCCATGCTTCTGCATGATCGGGCGTACGGTATCGACGATATCCTCCAGGGTGGCGTAGAAGCCGTTGTTGGTTTGCCCGCGCTCCTCGATGCTGGGAAGCTCGGTCTGCATCGCTGCCATGGCCGCGCTATAGGCCATCATGGCCTGGCGATCCATCACCCGCTCCTGCATCTGCAGTAAACGCTCCATCTTGTCGATATCCACGTCAGGGTTGAGAGCAGCCCGCTCGATCACCTGAATGATCGCAGTGCTGTCGGCGGTGGGGTGGGCCTCCAATGCGGCCGGTGTGTTGGTCGAGGCAGCGTCTGGCTGAATAGCTGATGACGATGTGTCGGGGTGATTGGAATTGATGACATGGGTGCGTTGTGCCATGGGGCACCTCCGGTTTTCTCAAATCGATACAGGGACAAACCAACGCCCGAGCATTGACGGCGTTGTGGTTGGATGAAGTGAAGCGGGTAAGGCTAGTCGTCCAGGTGATCGGCCAATGTCTCGGCGTCCAATGGCTCCAGGCGGACTTCCGCCCGGTAAAACTTCCCCTGGGCGCAGACGACGGTCTCGGCGTGATGTTTTTGATTGGCCAGGAGGGCTTCGGTCAGCTGGGTCAGCCCGGTTTCGACGGTGTGGGAAACAAATGTCATGGCAGTTCCTCGTAAGGTAAGCCCCACAGAAAAACGCCCAGCCTTGATGGGGCCGGGCGTTTATGCCGTGGAGGTGGTAAATGTCATTGGATAGGGAAGTGCGGAGGTCGGGTGATGTGGGCAATCGATGAAGCGACGTTGCGGTGCTGATTACGCCACCAGCGCAAGTGCGGCATCGAGCGCTTCCTGCTTTAGCTGTGCGCCCTGGCCGAACCACGCCGAATCCATACGGGTATCGTTGCTACGTGCCCGTTTCTCATGGTCAACGTACTCGGTTACCGCATTGAGCAGGCCCCAGGCCGTGTCCTTGGCGGTCACCAGGTGCGAGCCCCGACCTTCGCCGGTATAAAGCTTCTGCACTTTATTCAGAGCCCGGTAGTTGGGCAGCTTGGAAGGATCATCCAGAGGCGTTTCGGCCCCGCAAATCACCGACTGTAAATATTGCTGGGCTTCGCGGCGGTTGATCTTGCGTTCCGACAGGGCCTTCATGCGGTACATGAAATCGTTCCACTGGGATACGGAAATCCCCAGCTGCCGCTTGACGGCCCGCGGGTCGAACTCCGAGCGATGGGGCACCTTCACCGCCTGCGATGTGCCGTCCACGGCGATCTGCAGCGTGTTGTTGCACACCACCCGTACCGTGGTAGGTGTCGCCATGGTCGCCAGGGTGCCATCACACGAGGTGGCCAGCAGCAGGTAATCGTTCACCTCATCCTGGCCTTGCAGCGATGTGCTCAAGCCACTGCGCGCCAGGGCCCAGAACTTGCGACCACCCTTGAGCACCCCCGCAGTTTCCAGCTCATACCCCGCGTACTCGGTCAGGTCGCGATAAAACTCCAGGATCTCTTCCGGCTGCACCACCTTGTAGCGCTGCGATACCACGGAAAGCGGTGCCTTGTTGTCCGAACGGTAGAGCACCTTTTGCTCGGGGAAAGAATGAATGCTGCCCAGGTGACTTGCGCCTTCGGCAATAAAGCGCACCGGGGCCTCTTCAATGTGCCAGTTCATACCGGCCTGTTGTTGCCAAACTTCCAGCGGTTGATGACGGGTCAGTTGCTGCCCCAGGCCATGCCAGGGGATATCGCCTACGTAAGCCATTTGTTCAACGAGATGTGCCATGGGTCATTCTCCAGACATAAAAAAAGCGCTGACACAGCTGTCAGCGCATGGGTGGGTGGTGAGTAAGGTGTATCGCCGGAAAGCGATGTATCAGCGTGCAGGTGCCAGGGGCGGAAAGGGGTGACGAAAGATATGCCCGCACGACAGGCAGAGCCACGGGGTGCCTTCACCGGGCGGCAGCCATTGCGAGAAGAACAGGGCGGCTACCCGCGCCCCCGACTGGCCGCCAGCAATGGCGCCCATCATCGCGACGGGCAGTTTAGCGAGCGGAAAGCGCGAGGTGGCTATCGACAAAGGCCTCGTGACGGCGGCTGATCGCCAGGCACCGATCGCCCCGCCAATCAGGCAACTCCCCGTGGTGCCGATCCGTTGGGCGGTATCAAGGTTGAGGATGCGCGTTTCAGCACAGTTAAAGCAGGGTGGTGGCATAAGCGGCACTCCTATGGTCAGGGAAGCGATCCCTGTGGTGGGTTCATGGGAGTGATATAGATCTCAAAATAAGTGGCGTTGATCGTGGTGGTGTTGCGTCAACCGGCGTCTTTCTTGATACTGGCTATATATACAGTAATTGAGAGGCGCCTTACCATGTCATTGCCCGTTTCCCTGCTGGGCCGAGCAGACGCTTATGCCCCGTCGTGCCCGTTACCGCTCTATTCGAGTGCGGTGCGTGCGGGCTTTCCGTCTCCCGCCGATGATCACCTGGATACCGACCTGGACCTTCACCAGTATGTGGTGAAGCGTCCGGCCGCAACCTACTTCGTGCGTTCCGAGGGGGATTCCATGACGGGTGACGGTATCCATCACGGTGACTTGCTGGTGGTCGACCGAAGCCTTGATGCGGTGCCAGGCCGGATTGTGGTGATCTGCGTGGACGGCGAACTGACCGTGAAACGGCTGGAAAGGGTTGGCCAGCGCACCTACCTCAAGGCAAGCAACCCCGCTTATCCACCGATTCCGATTGATGGTCGTGAGTCCCACGTCTGGGGCGTCGTCACCCATGTGTTGCACAGCCTGCCCGGAGCACCGCTGCAATGATGGCCCTGATCGACTGCAACAATTTCTACGTTTCCTGCGAGAGGGTCTTTAATCCGACACTGGAAGGTCGTCCAGTGGGCGTACTCTCCAATAACGACGGATGCGTGGTGGCCCGTTCCAACGAACTGAAAGCCCTCGGTGTCGAGATGGGGGCGGCGATGCACCTGCTGTCGCCCCAGATCCGTCGACAAGCCGTGCTGCTGTCGAGTAATTACGCCTTGTACGGCGACATGTCCCGGCGCGTCACGGAAGTGCTTGGCGAGTTTTCTCCCCACGTCGAGGTGTACTCGATTGACGAGAGCTTCGTGGGGTTCCAGGGTTTTGATCCCGACGCGCTGGAGCAGTACGGGCAAACATTGCGAGAGACCGTTAAACAATGGACCGGCATTCCGGTATCGGTGGGTTTTGCACCATCGCGCGTCCTGGCCAAGGTCGCCAACCATGCCGCCAAGAAACATCCCGCCTACCGGGAGCAGGGCGTGTGCAAGTTGATGGCTGATAGCAAAGCCACTCAGGCGTTGTTGAAACAGTTGCCCGTCATGGAGCTATGGGGCGTGGCCCGCCGCACCGGTGAGCGCCTGCGGGTCATGGGCATTGAAACGGCGTGGGATCTACGCGAAGCGGATCCCAAGCACATACGACGGCATTTTAGCGTGGTGCAGGAACGCATCGTGTGGGAGCTGAGGGGCCAACCGGTGATACAGCTGGACGACATGAGCGAACCCAAACAACAGATCATGGTATCGCGTTCGTTCGGACGACTGACCGGTAATCCGCATGATCTACGCGAGGCGCTGAGACAGCATGCCGCCAGGTCCGGTGAGAAGCTTCGCAAGCAAGGCAGCGTGACCAGTGCCGTCATGGTATTCATCCGTACCAATCCCTTCCGCAATGATTTACCGCAATACAGCAATCGCGTCGTCATCTCACTGGAACGCCCCACCGACGACAACCGAGAAATCACGGCCGCCGCAGTACAGGGCTTGCGGCGTCTGTGGCGTAAGGGCTACGCCTACCAAAAAGCCGGCCTGATGCTGCTAGACCTTTCCCCCAAGGCCAACCGCCAGCTCACCCTTGCAGAGACCCCGCAGACCGAAGCAGACGCCGAGCGCAGCGAACGCCTGATGACCACGGTTGATAAGCTCAATCGGGAGTTTGGTCGGGGCACCATACAGATGGGCCTGCCCCGTAAAGGTAATGCCTGGGCGCTGCGAAGCGAGCGCCGCACGCCGCGTTACACAACGCAGTGGAATGAGCTTTTAGTTGTTAAATAAGCGTGATGTGGGACAACGTACAAGCTCTCTCAGGGAGGTCCAGTCGTATCACCAGATCGCCTGGACAGAAAAGGAAGGCACTGTATACAGATAGTCAACTATGAACATTATTAATGAGCTGAAAGCCATAGGCTGTGTAGTTGGGGTCAATTCTTTGTTCCGAAAATAACGGAAGCTCCGAAACATTGTAATGCTTGCCATTTTTTAATTGAGGATCAGTTCTTGTCAGAATGGTTTCCTTGAACTCAAAATTCACAGCATCTATTTTTTTGGCTCTTCGACGTTGGGTGTGGAATTTGTCTCCTGAGCTGGGCCAGAATAGGGACTCCACAACAGCGGTAGGTATGGCATGGACGGCACCCAGATTC